ATATATTTTTCATATTTGTTAACTAACCATATACCAATTAATGATGTTTCGCTCTACTTTCAAGTGGGAGGGATGGAGTTATACCCATGCGCCTTAAAAGTGGTAATTATACTTTAACAGCTCTATGTTCACAATAAGCACTTTCACCACGCTCCTTTACAGCATAGTCGTTTAAATCTCTCCAAAAATCTAAGACTTTATCTATACGGCTCCCTACGATATCAAGCACTATAGGCTCCCACTCTGACCAAACGGTCTCTGAACTGTAGTGGTGTCCATAATAGCAACGTCTTTGAGGGTCAGTGTTTATTACTCTCTTACTACGTCTTTCTACATTATATAGAATCTCTTCTGGTGTTAGATCTAATTTTCTTGATTTAGTCATTGTCTTTCTCTTAGATATTTCATTATTCGTGTTTCCAGTATCTAATATACTTAAAATGTTAGTTTACATTTCTATATTGTTTGACATTCTTCTTTCTGTTTTATCTCGTTCCCTTATGCACTCATAAACTCGGTTCAATTCCCGTCGCCAATAGTTAATCTCGGACAGCGTCGACCCCGCTTGTTGTAAACTACGAATCTTTTTCGAGTATTTGTCGACTTTAAGCTGTAGGTTCTTTTTGTCTTGCATCATTGTGATTTCCTTTTTCCATTTGATAGATCTATTATATCCAATGGTGGACCAAATGTAAATAGCTAGAGTGAAAAAAGTTTAAGAAAAAACCCCAATAAAATCAATAGGTTACAGAAGGGTGTTCTAAGCTATTGATTTTATTGGGGTTTCCAGCCATTTAAATTTTTAATGGAAATGGGATTTATGATTAATTATCCTTATAGATAGGGATTCCTTCATTTTTTATCTTTTCGTCAAGCATTCCGCAGATCTCCTCGTCAAGGATACCATGTCTTTCAAGTAGAGCCGTCGTGGATTTAACTCCTGCCAATGACCCTTCTCCGAATCCTTGGACGTAGCCTTCCCTCCGTGTCGATATCATTCCACCTACCCAGACAATCATTAGGATAGCAATCATCCAATATTCTAAAAACATTATTGTACCACACTTGCTGTCATTGGGAAGATCTTAGTGATTGCCTTAGCAACTGCGATAGCTACTTCCTGATGCTCCTTCTGTGTTCCATTGCCTGAACGCAATTCGATGAAATGAATCCACGAACGAATCGTACCTGACATATACATACGGCTTACGGTATTACCTTCGGGTAAAACAACACGAGCTTGTTCTTTCGCAATGCCGTTATTGATAGCCCATTCATACGCGTCCCTTGCTTGCTCAATAACCTTCATCTGATACTGTTCCCATAACGCATGGAGCGCAAGGTTATCAGTCTCAACTGAGTTCTGACGATTCTTTTCATCTTGTAGTCGAGCCTCACGCGTTACGAAACCAAGATCACTTGTTGGATCGGCATAACGTTGACTGAACTCTTGAAAAGAGAACGATCGATGTCGTAGGATCTGACGAGCAATATCACGCGTGGTTTCAATCTCCATTGTAGCCGATGCCATCTCAAGTGGAGACCAATGAGCATGCTTAATCAAATAGTTCAACAACTTTTCAGATGTTTCATGATTCATTTGGTTAGAAGGATTCGATACACGAGCACAATACGCGATTAGTTCCTGTACATCTTCAACACCTTCAAAGTTTTCGGCGGGTTGGGTATAGCCAATTAGTTTTACGTTCATTATAGTCCTTACATCTTAAAGTTTGAGAAATCTTTCTTTTCGCGGTCGCCAAAACTATTTATTGGCGGGGTATCCAGAATGCTAGTATTCGCAGCACCACCCTGAACTAATGTCTGAGCTGCAGCTTCAACATCATACAGTTTCATCTTCGAGCGATCAACACCAATGACGAATCGTTTATTATGTCCTAGATCATTATATCTATTCTTCAATTGTTTGACCATAATCTGACCAAGATTCTCAAGTTCTTCATTACTGATTAGAGCAAACATAAAGTCCGCGGTCGCAGGTAGACCGAATGATTCCGAAGTATCTTCAAGTCCTACATCCGTGTTTGAGTTGTGTGTCAATATATCATTCGCATAGAATAAATGATTCCCAGTAACCTCTATATCTATAAGATCACGCATTCCAACCTCTTCGATGGAGACGATTTCATCAATCATTTTGAGCCTCTTTAATTAGTATGTTCAACTTACGATGCGGTTTGCTAAAGTCATTCCTTCGCATATAAGCTAGTAGCGACTTGTAAGCAGTTTCATTTAAATTGTATTGTTCCATTATATCACTTTTAGTAAGATTTGTAAATAGCAATGTGCCGTTTTCATCAAATATATTCCAATACTTAGCGGTTGAATTCAGCCCACCATTTTCAAAGAACTCTTTGCGTTTCTGCGAGACTTTGTCTTTAGCTTCATCGGTGTGAGTCCATCCAGCTTCACGACCAACAATGCCTTTACGGTTTTTGCTTATTTTTTGTTTAGCTTCTTCGGTATGATTCTTATTGAACATTCCGTTCTTCTCGCCTCTTACTCCATTTCCAATATTGGCTTTATGTTCTTCTGTTATAGATCGTCCCTTTAGCGTAGACCCTCCACGCCTTATGTAAGACTTAATTAAGGCCTCAGATAATCGTTTCGATTGTTCTTCAGTATACTTCCATCCTACACCGGCTTCGCCGCCTTTCTTCCCAGCCTCAGACGCGCCTTGAACGAACTTTCCGCTTAAACACCTAATATCACCTTGCTTTTTGTGAATATGCCAGTGCTCTTCAGGAGTACATAACATAAGGTTTTGGGGGTCGTTGTTATGGGAGTCACCGTCAATATGATGTACGTGCATACCTTTAAGTATACATGCTTGATTGTGATCTTCCCATATTTTGCGATAATTAACTTTAGTTCTTGCCATTACATTTCTCCTTTATATAGTTTATTTATATAAAAATGTAACTTCAAAACCAACATTTATGAATTATTTTACAATTAATTTATCGCCAACACTCAAGCCTCTATGAATAGAAGTTTCATTACCGTCTGGTGTTGGGAACAGGTGCTCGCCTGAGCAGTATATCACTTTACCGGACTTAGTACGAATTTGATAGGTTCGCTTATGTTCGGTAGGGAACACTGTCTTGACTTCGTTCCATCCTTCATTAGATAATAACTTATCACCAACAGTAACATCCTTCAGGAACTTCTTACCATTAGAACCAATCACTTCAGTGTAAGGATCTAAACAAAAGCCGCTTCGTGTTGTCTGAGTTGCTGATACGATAGGTACATCATACTCAACTGCGAGACCACGCATTTCCTCGGCGATAGATTTAATCAGAGAATAAGTATTAACCGAACCACCTAGACCTTTCATACGAGACGACGAACAGATGTTCAAGTAATCGATGAAGATAATGTCAGGTGTAAACTTCTTCTTGAGTTTCAGTTCGTTAAGCAATGCTCGGAAGTGGCCAACGTGAGCTGAACCCGTAGGATATTCCTTAATGATTAACTTACCGTTAGTCTTAGCTGCAATCTTAGCAACCTTGTTATCAAACATATCCTTTGATAGATTACCAAGTTGGTCCAATGGAGTATTAAACAAGTTAGCATCAATACGTTCAGCGATACGTTCCTCAGCCATTTCCATAGTAATATACAGAACGTTTTTACCCTGTGTCAGAGAAGCGGCTGCCATGTGACACATAAAGAGAGACTTACCAACACCAGTACCTGCCAAAGCAATATTAAGAGTCTTGTTCGGAAGTCCACCTTTGGTGATGTCATTGAATAACTCCAAGTCAAATGGTAAACGTGATTCTTCTGTGTGATAGAAATCATAACGGCCATCAGCATTATCAATATAATCGTGACCAACATTCGTATCAAAGGTTACCGACAACGCTTTGGTTAGCAAGTCGGGTAATGCATTCTTTGATAACGTTTCATGGCGACCATCAATGATAGAGATACCTTCCATGATGGCAAGAAAGATTGCTCGATCTTGACACCACTTCTCGGTGTTCTCCATTAACCAATCAAGGTTAGTATCGTCAGGTGTAGAGATTTCTTTAATTACTACGGCAGCATCAGCGAACTGTTCGTCCGAGATGTTTGCCTCTTGCATTTCAATAGATAGCGCATCCGCGTTAGGTAAACGATTGTACTTATTAACGAATGCAACTATCTGGTCAAATACCGACCGATGAATACCTTCAAAATAGTCCTTCTTGAGGAATGGGATTACTTTGCGAGTGAACTGTTCATTATTTAGAAGGTTCCTTAGTATCGTCGTTTGCAGTGTCGGTGTCGTCATCATCACTTCCTATTTTGTATTCGCCAGTATCAAATGCTGACTGGATAATATGTTCTAAGATTGCTCCTACTCGGCCTTGGAAGTCATCATTTTCTTTATAATGCTCAGGACCTTCGAGAAGCTCATAATCAAATTTTAACGTCGCAGTTTCTTCATCTTCGTTAACCATCGCGGTCACCTTACCGTATTCCCATACAGCATCGGTGAACGGTCCAGTCTTCATACGAACGCGATACATAGTTGCATCAGCGTCCGTGTCAAGAAACTCGTAATCATTTAGAGTTATATTATACACTATTTTATCCTTCTTGTAAATCAATTTCTTCTAGGAAATCTTCAGAAAGAGTCGACTTGTAACCAATGGTATACTGCTGCTTGATTGATTCTTTGAACTTATCATTAGTAATCAACTTAGCATAAAATGCGTCATCGATCTGGTTAGCACGAAGTTTCTTCTCTTGGATTTCACCAGTTTCCATATCCATAACTTGATACCAAGAACCACTCTTAACGATAAAGCCAAGCGCCATTGCAAGGTCCATCAAACCAGAGTATTTCTCAATACCTGCATCCCACGATACTGAGATAGGAATCTTAGACTTCTCTTTAACATAACGAGACTTCTCAACATTAATAACAAAGTCATAACCTGTAACTTCGGTACCCGTCTTGTTCTGACGACGACCAAGGATCCAAATGTTATCAGCTGAGTAGTAAATACCTGAACCACCTGAAACGACTGCTTTAGGGAACAGACCCATTTCTTGGTATGTGTGGTTAATTGCAAGTAGCGGAATATCCTTCATAGCAAGATAAGGAGTAGTCATACGGAACAGACCTTTAAGAGCCTTAGCACGCGACATATCAGCAACTGACTTCTCGTTGATAGCATCTTCAAGTTCTTTCTTAGATGCAAGGTTACCAATTGAGTCAATAACAACAATAACCTTTTCACCACGCTCGATTGCTTCAAGCTGGTTAATCAAATCAAACTTCAGCTTTTCAACGTCAGTGATTGGCGTATGAAGTACACGCTCAGTAGGAATACCAAATGTTTCAAAGTATGCCTGCGGAGAACCAAACTCTGAATCATAAAACAGCATTACTGCTTCAGGATACTTCTTAAGATAAGCGCCTGCCATGAGCAAGGCAAACGATGTCTTAAAGTGTTTAGATGGACCGGCAAGTACAGTCAGACCTGGGCTAAGACCACCATCAACGCTACCACTCAAGGCAACGTTAATCATTGGTACTTCAGTTGTGACCATATCTTTATCGGAAAAGAACTTTGATTCCGATAAGATAGCCGTTTGGTCGATACGACTATTCTTTTTGAGTTTATCCATTAATCCTGCCATTTATTCACCTCGCAGTTAAAAATTATATAAATAATAAAGTCGGATGAAAGGAGTTGGCGCTCCTCCCACCCTAACATAACAACTACTGGAGATAGTCATTATGCATAATATTATTTATCTTTATCTTAAAACCCATAATGTAACTGGGTTAAAGTACTTAGGAAAAACCATACGCGATCCATTCGAATATAAAGGTTCTGGCCTAATATGGAATTCCCATCTTAAAAAACATGGTTATGACGTAACCACCGAAATCCTATTTCAAACAACATCTAAAAGCGAATTTAAGCGGGTAGCTTTAGAGTATTCTAATAAGCTAAACATCGTAGAATCTAAAGAATTCGCCAACCTAACACTTGAAGAAGGCCAAGGTGGCAAAACTTGGATTAACCATAATCATTCAGCAGAATCAAAAGAGAAAATTGCTGAATCCCGCCGCGGTAAAAGAGGGGAGTTATCCCCACGATCTAAACGTTGTTCTATACACGGAATAATATATGAATCTGTTCGTATAGCAGCAGATGAATTAAATATACATCATACTACTATATCATATAGGTGCAGATCCAAAAACCCAGAATATTTTTATTTAGCTCCTGCGTAATTAACAATCCATTCATCTTTATCTGACCATGTACCACGACCAGCAAAGAATTCGTCTACAACACCAGGGAAGGTCTCTTGTAGGCGAGTACGTGGAAGTACCATGTTAGCGGCGAACAGTTCCTTAGCTGAGACTGGAGTACAGCCTCCGAGTTCGATCTTTTCGCCAGTCTTGGCATTTTCCATAATAATGTTTTTAGCTTTGATGGCATACTGACCACGATCAATAGTCTTAAAGACTGCTTTACCTTTAAAACCTTTTTCGTGAGTAAGGGTTGAACCAACTTCGCTTGCTTGCATAATGTATTTCATAATATTTTTCCTTTTTCCATTTTGTAGTACTATTATATCAAAGTTTCACACAAATGTAAATAGTTTTATGCAAGAAATTGCTCTAAAGTATTCGACGGAACATTGCCAACATCGATGCGTTGGTTATGATTGTTCTGTTTAAGGAAATCAGTATCAGTCATTTCTAATTCGCCATTTACAAACTTAATAGCATCTTCGACAATTGATGCAGCAGTACATACGGGTACGTTCTGAGCAATCATATTCATCTTAGCTAAACCACCCTGTAGTTCAAAGTCGTGTGGGAAGGCCATCATATGTAACGCTTCACGGATAGACAAAGAACGATCTTCTTCAGGGTGGACTGTATCCGCAAGGTTACGTCCGATAACTGCATTCATAGCATCAGAGAACACGTGGGTTGAACTGTCCCAGATACCCATACCCTTTGCGAATTTCATAATAGCATGGTCGGCTAACTTAACACCATACTCATCTCCAGTTTCAGCGAACCAATCGCGGCATTCTTGTAACATGCCATTTCGTTGGATATAAGAGAATGCCGTATTACGACCTGCTTCATTGATTACATCACGAGCATCTTTGCCAGGATTCTTATGAGAAACAAACCTAAAGTAAGACTCATTGTTACCTACACGATTGTTAATGATAAGATCATTCTGAGATGCGTCTTTTGGAATTTCACGCAGATACTCTTTAAAGTTTTTACGCTCTTTCTTAGACCAATTCATGATTGGAGCTTTGCCACCTTTCCAAAAGATATAGAAAGTACGATCACGATTCTGCGGTATACCATGCAAAGAAGTAGTAGTCTTATATAGAGTCATAGCATAACCACGTTCACGCGCGATCTCAAGTAGGCGATCTGCCACGGGCTTACCTTTATTCGTATAGAGAGCAGGAGCATTCTCGCCGATAATAACATCAGCCTCAAATAGATCCATACCATCAATAGCTGACTGATACATCCACTTATTGACATCGGCATCAGCACCCTTGGCTTCTTTAGTCTTACCAGTATTCAACTGAGATAGACCTGCACAAGGTGGAGTCGCCACGACGATGTTAACCTTCTTAGGTTTAACACCTTCCTCAATAGCAATATAAGGAATAGGTCTTCCTTTCGTTTCAACTTGATAGTTTACATATTGACTATCGTTACCCTGAAAGCCATCATATGAATAGATTGCTTCAGGTGGCTTTCCTGTTGCTCGCTCCGTTCCTAGAGGCAGTCCGCCAATTAGTGGCACCAGTGGGGCCCATGTAATATCGTTCGTCATCACACACATCCTTAAAAGAAGTTAGTAAGGTCGAATTTCTCGACCGTTTGTTTTTATAATCGTCAAGACAAGGGGGTTCGTACCCATCAATGAGCTGTTCCATAACATTTGCATTAAGCTTGGATCCATCATAGTATTCCTTCCGACAAAATAGATCTTGCAATTCTGTAATTGCTGTAATATATATCTTGTCATTTTCTAATGCTGCGACTGCTGCTTTAAGTTCAGCGGCATTCTTAGGACGAAGCCACTTAGGAACACCGAGGTTATCCTGCTCGTCATATGTTGGATGGAAGAATGGAATAACACCAGCATGAATCATTTCAATGTACTTGGATGTTACCCAACCTTTCTTAATAGGAATGATGAACGTCGAGCGGACACCCTTCAGCTTTTCCTGTAGATCTTCAAGTGGCATAGAACCTTTGAATCGTGGATCCTTTTCAGTATCCTCATGTTCCCATTTACCATAGATCTCGCAATCTTCTACCTCGTCAAGTACCCATTCTTTAAGTAACTTATAACGTGATGGCGTACCTTCGTTTAGAACAACCATGAATTGCGTATCACGCTGAGCAGCTCCAACTTCAGGCATCTCACGACCAGCGCAAGGACAAACAGTATTAACGACATCGACAGAACCGAAATTAGGATTATTGCCACTGGCGTCAAGAACATGGTAAGGAACTTTTCCTTGATAGTGCTCCACAATGTGTGAATCGTTGTTTCCAAATGGTTCATAGCTTACGATATATTCCGGTTTCTTGTTAAACACATGTTCCATCGCGATGGTCTCACCACCAATCAATGGAACGATACTTGCATACTTATAATCACTCATTTACATTCAGCCTCAGCGACACGCTTTCTCAAATCAGTGGAAGAGAAAGAATGACGACGTTTATTATAATGGATAGGACATAGACCAACACCGGTATGATCGGTACCTTTATACTCTTCACCCACAATTCGAATATCTGGATTGATCGTTAAAATCATGTCCATCAATTCTT